TCTCTGGTACTTTTAACTATATGCTCGTCTTCCAGGCAGAGCACAATATTCTTATGCATCCGTTCCACATGCTCGGCGTTGCTGGGGTATTCGGTGGATCTTTGTTCTCTGCTATGCACGGAAGTCTCGTTACTTCCTCGCTTGTTCGTGAAACAACTGAAACAGAGTCACAGAACTATGGTTACAAGTTCGGTCAAGAAGAAGAGACCTACAACATCGTCGCAGCCCATGGTTACTTCGGTCGTTTGATCTTCCAATACGCTTCATTCAACAACTCCCGTTCCTTGCACTTCTTCCTTGCTGCATGGCCTGTTGTCGGCATCTGGTTCACCGCCCTTGGCGTCTCCACGATGGCATTCAACCTGAACGGTTTCAACTTCAACCAGTCCATCCTTGATGGTCAGGGTCGTGTGTTGAACACCTGGGCAGACGTTCTGAACCGTGCTGGTCTTGGTATGGAAGTTATGCATGAGCGTAACGCACACAACTTCCCCCTTGATCTTGCTGCTGCAGAATCAACACCCGTTGCACTCACCGCACCTGTTGTCGGTTGATAAATAACGTGGTATAATATGAGGGTCTTCGGACCCTCTTTTTTAATCTCAAAATTTACTATGGCAACATTCAACGTCACTCTTAAAACTTCGGAGGGTGAACACACAATCACCTGCGAAGATGATCAATACATTCTAGACGCTACTGACGAAGCTGGTATTGACTTGCCTTACTCCTGTCGTGCTGGTGCCTGTTCTACATGTGCTGGTAAGATTGAATCTGGTACTGTAGATCAAGGTGATCAATCGTTCTTGGATGATGATCAACTAGAAGCAGGATTTGTTCTCACTTGTGTAGCATATCCTACATCAGATCTAACTATTCTTACTGAACAAGAGGAGTCTCTATACTAATGTCTTGTAATCTTCGTCTACAAATTTTGGAATCACTTCGTGCTCAAGCAGAAGGAAACATTTCAAAAGCAAAAACAAACATTGAAGTTTACCTACACAATCCTGTAGGTATTGGTGAGCACCCTGACGTACTCGCTGCCATCCAAGAACAAGTAGATATTATTGCTCATGAAGAAGAGCGTATCGAAGTTCTTGACAAACATTTTACCGAGCATAATTAAAGGAACAAACAATGGTTGCTTCAACACTACAACAACAACGGAGGGGATGGTTTGATATCCTTGATGACTGGCTTAAACGGGATCGCTTTGTCTTTGTGGGTTGGTCTGGACTACTTCTTCTTCCCACTGCTTATCTTGCAATTGGTGGCTGGCTTACGGGCACAACATTTGCTACGAGTTGGTACACCCACGGACTTGCAAGTTCGTACCTTGAGGGTGCTAATTTCCTTACAGCGGCTGTCTCAACGCCTGCTGATGCTATGGGTCATTCTCTTCTTCTACTTTGGGGTCCTGAAGCTCAAGGCAGTTTCGTCCGTTGGATCCAACTTGGGGGACTCTGGAATTTTGTGGCACTCCACGGAGCCTTTGCTCTCATTGGTTTCATGCTTCGACAGTTTGAACTTGCTCGCCTGATTGGTATCAGACCCTACAATGCGATTGCTTTTTCTGGTCCTATTGCTGTATTCGTGTCTGTATTCCTCATCTATCCTTTGGGACAGTCATCTTGGTTCTTTGCGCCGAGTTTCGGTGTCGCGGCGATTTTCAGGTTCCTTCTCTTCCTCCAGGGCTTTCATAATTGGACGCTCAACCCCTTCCATATGATGGGAGTTGCAGGTATCTTGGGGGGAGCATTGCTGTCAGCAATCCATGGTGTCACCGTAGAGAATACATTGTATGAAGATGGAGACCAAGCAAACACATTCAAGGCATTTGATTCCACTCAAGAAGAGGAAACTTACTCTATGGTTACGGCGAACCGCTTCTGGTCGCAGATCTTCGGGATTGCGTTTAGCAATAAGCGTTGGTTGCACTTCTTTATGTTGTTTGTTCCTGTCATGGGTCTTTGGACATCTTCTATTGGCATCATTGGGCTTGCTCTTAATCTTCGTGCTTATGATTTTGTGAGTCAAGAGATCAGAGCAGCAGAAGATCCAGAATTCGAGACGTTCTATACAAAGAACATCCTATTGAATGAAGGACTACGTGCATGGTTGGCACCAGTTGATCAACCACATGAGCAGTTCATTTTTCCAGAGGAAGTATTACCTCGTGGTAATGCCCTTTAATAATGATTCTTGTTATTAAAACTTTCGCCCCAACCGTTAATAAGACATGATTAAATCACTCTTCAGTTTTATATTTGCTGCAGTGATGTGGGTGCAAGTCCCACAGTGGCAGGATGATTGGAGTAAGTGCGCTGTAGATGTACCTGATGTTCAATGTCATTGGTACATCACAGCACCCGATAGCACTATGGGTGAAGGATTTAGTTGGGCGAATGCCCCATGGTTCAGTGCAGAAGGTCTCCTAGATATTGGAGAACTTCACAACACAGTTCAATCTCTTCAAGGAGCATGATGAATAGTTTCGAGTTCGCACTTTACTTTGTATGCTTCGCTCTCATTGCAGGTGGTGCCTTCGCTATGATGTGGAGTAACATTCGATCTATTAACATAGAGATGAGTGCTCCTCCCAAACCAAAGCATCCAGAGGCACCTGAAGCAGGTGAAGAACTGATGTATGTAGATTTCTCTAGAGAAAAACTAGAAGAGCTTTACAAGAAAAACAAATAGTGGTATACTAGGGGTCTTCGGACCCCTTTTTTAATGTCTTACGAATTGATCCCGCCTAATGATCCCAGGTATTTTACCGAGACTTGTCCCAAACCATATGTAAGACACAACTATAGGATAGTCTTTTCCAATGGTCAGTCTGAATGGTATGAACACTGGGATGTGGTACAAGCTAGGTGGTTCCAAACACCAAACCAATTCTTATCTCACATTGAGGTTGTTGATCCGAAGAAGAAAGAAAAATCAGGAGGATTTGCGTGAGTGAGCACAACATGATGGACTTGTTTCCACTTGTAATACATTCTGTTTATGATGAAGACTTTGTAAGTGACGAGTACATCGAATACTTTCATCAATACAGAGACACGTTTCCGACAGAAGTTGTGAGTAATATGGGTGGTTATCAATCAGTATCTGATATCCATCAAGACGTTGACTTTATTCCTCTTGCTACTAGAATATGGGAGATGATAGAACCATGTTGTCATGAGATTACTGAACAGTTTTCTGCTAACGGATATCGTGGAACTCAATTACAACTAGATAATATGTGGTTCAACATTAATGGACCAGGGAATTGGAACGTAGCTCATACACATCCACACTCATTTTATTCTGGTGTGCTGTGGATTTGTGCTCCTGAAGATTCTGGTGATCTAGTATTCAGATCTCCCCATGAACATCAACTCTATGGATATAGAGACAGTATGCATACTATCCCACCTGAAACTGGTAGGGTAATTATGTTTCCTTCCCATCTTCTACACCAGGTTACTCCAAATAAAAGTGTAGAAGATCGCTATTCAATTTCTTTTAATCTCAATCTTAAAGTCGCATGAAAATTACTATCTACACCATTCCTGGATGTACCTACTGTACAAAAGTAAAAGAGCTTATGGTACGTGCTGACTTGGAGTACGAGCATTTCCTAGTGGGCACAGACCTGACTAGAGAAGAACTTGTTCGGTCTTACCCCTTGGCAAAAGGGTTCCCGTATGTTATTATAGACGGAGAACCAGTCGGAGGTCTGACCCAGACAGCAAAGTATCTAATGGATAAAGGATTGGTGCAATCCCGTAAGAAAAATGGATGATCTTGAGATAAATAAAGGTGTGGAATTAATGCTTCGCAGGAGGGCGAAACAACCTCCTCCACAAGAGAGGGGGTTCAAGATCAATCACAGTTTATCTCTCCTCAAAAAAGTATTTCAATGCAAAATTGAATTTACATGGAGGGAGGAGAGCACTACCTAACAGGAAAGATGCTATGACTACTGCAGTAATTCTTACATTCTCAACGATTTTAATGGTTTTATTTGGAATTGTTGGTGGATTAGTTGGATGGACAGCAAATGATTTCCTTTATGCATACATGAATACACGAGCAAACCTTCCCCAGCATCCAGAAATGTATGATGATGAAGGTATGGTTGTCAACGAAGAACTCTTATCAGTACGTTTTGTAGACGAGGAGGACCCTGAAGAGGATGGTTATTATTGATATGAATCAGGTTATGATTAGTAACCTGATGGCACAGATCAAACAAAGTGAACTGAACGAAAAACTGGTAAGACATATGGTGCTTACCAGTCTTCGTTCTTATGAGAAACAATACACCAAAGAATATGGTGAAGTTGTTCTAGCCTACGATAGCAGACACTACTGGAGGAAAGATCTGTTTCCTTTTTACAAAGCAAGTAGAAAGAAAGCAAGAGCAGAATCATCTCATAACTGGTCAGCAATCTTTGAAGTGCTGAACAAAATCAGAGATGAGATCAAAGAATTTTTTCCTTACAAAGTAGTAGAAGTCCACGGTGCTGAAGCAGATGATGTAATCTCTACACTCTGCAAGAACAAGGGACCAAAGGACAGGATTCTTATTCTATCTGGGGATAAGGATTTCATTCAATTGCAGAAATACCCAGGCATTAAACAGTACAATCCAATTACAAAAAGACCTGTTGCTAATGATGATCCCTGGCATTATGCCAAGGAACATGTCATGCGGGGTGACAAGTCAGATGGTATTCCTAATTTTCTATCTGATGATGATACTTTTGTGACTGGCGTTAGACAGAAACCAATCAGTCAAAAGAAAGTTGCTAAATGGATTGAGCAAAAACCAGAAGAGTTTTGTGCTACAACTCAACAACTGGCTAACTATCATCGCAATCGTAATTTGATTGACTTTGATTGTGTACCAGAAGAGATCGAGGAAAAAATCCTTGATGAATATAACTCGATAAATATCAGTGGAAAGAAAGTTCCTTTAGAATACTTTAAGGAACATCAACTGAACGATCTGTTGCAAGAATTCTTTTTTCGTAGTTCATCACCTTTTGATAAATGAAATTGTTAATTAATGAAGTGCTCCAGAAAGTGAGCAATGCAAAGACCAAACCGCAGAAGATTAAACTACTTCAGCAGTACAACACACCTGCTCTTCGTTCTATTCTAATTGCGAACTTCGACGAGAGCATCATCAGTCTGTTGCCCCCAGGAGAAGTCCCCTACATACCCAACGATGCCCCTGAAGGGACGGAACACACTGTCCTGGAGAAAGAGTACCGCAAACTCTATCTCTTCTTCAAGGGCGGCAGCAGCACCCTTAAGCAGTCCCGTCGTGAGGAACTGTTCATCCAGATGCTAGAGGGTCTCACAGAGGGTGAGGCAGAGGTGCTTGCTCTTGCCAAGGATAAGAAACTAGGCAAGCGTTGGAAGGTCACCAAAGCATGTGTCGAAGCAGCATTCCCATCTATCAATTGGGGTAATCGATCTTAATGGCTGATAAAGTTATAGTATATAAGAAAGGTTGTGATCCTTCTGAAGCAGAGGATAAATCTCTCCCATATATTGCGTACCTAGTTGAATACTCACAAGATGGCATGACAAAATTTGACATCTGTATTGCTAGTAAGAGAGTAGATCTTTTTGATCACTATTATGACATGTATAAACAAGATTTTATCAGGTTCACACAGACTGAAGGTAGGATCAACCCAAGACTCTGGACTGATCCCAACAAAGTGACTGATAAAAAATAGTAAACTGAAATTGAGCTTTTGATTACCAGGATTCCTAAAAAAATTCCCCGTAAAAAATTGCCTCAATAGGTGTCACACAATACAAGTTGACACGCCTAAATACATATGGTATAATAATACCATCGTTCATCCGAGAGATCGGACGCAAGTAAGTCGCGGAACGGAGCCGTTCATCCCATGCTAGAAATATTATTCTATAGCACACTAACTTGTTCTCAAACTGATGCTATCATGCTGAAGATTCAGAACAATGACAATCTTCACCACCAAGTTAAGATTGAGTTGGTTGATACCCTGAAGGATTCAGCACCTGAATGTCAATGGTATTGGGACGCAAACGACTAAAGGAACGGATTAAAATCCAACTACTTTAGGAGTACCTACAATGAACACCCTAACTATCATCAAGAAGCAGATCCAGAAAGCAGCTGCACTTCACGACGCACAGATCAGTCACGCCGCATATCGTGGTGTTGAGTATGATACACGTTGTGTGGAAAGCACAGAGTCCCATGGGACTTTCTGCTACCGTGGACGTACCTATACCAAATAAGGTATAGATCTTCTGAAGATCAGACCATAAAAGTTAATACTTTTGTGTTAAAAGAGAGGTATTTATACCTCTCTTTTTTTATTTGTAACCAATGTTACCGTTTAAAGACATATATACAGTAGCGAAAATAGGTGAAAAAAGTGAACCCAGAACCCTCTTACATTATGAGCCCAAACGAACACGAGGTGGAAACATGCATGCACTATTATCACGCAATCAGTTAGGTGAATGGAAACATTTTCAACACACAATTGATGATCTCGAATCTGAAAATGAAAAACTAGATGACTACTATGAATGCCTAATAGAATGTGATGCTCTCGATCAATCACAATGTAAACGAATCTGTAAACAAATTTTGACTTAATTTTTTCGAGGGGTTGCGACCCCTCTTTTTTTATGCTATAATGTATAGGTCTTTAACATACGTATGAAGAAGCTACCGAGGGTGCGAGCACTCAAGAAAGCAATGAAAGAACAACTCAATACAATGACTAACGAAGAAGTTCAGCGGTCAGTGAGTGATCTTTATGATGCCATGCTTGAAAGAGAACTAATTAAACAAGAACAAAAGAGGAAAGGATTTGGGTATGACATCAGTAAATCTGATAAGCGTAACTCCAGAAGCAGAGAAGATGATGGGGTACGTAGCGAGGGTGAGCAATCCAGCGAACCAGGAGAACCCGAAGGTAGCGGGACTCCTTAAGTATTGCGTCAAACACCAGCACTGGTCTGTGTTTGAGCAGGCATACATGACTCTTGAGATAAATACAACACGAGGTGTGGCAGCTCAAGTGCTACGGCATAGATCATTTACATATCAAGAGTTTTCTCAACGGTATGCAGATTCATCTCTACTAGCTGAAACAATTCCTCTTCCTGAACTACGCCGTCAGGACTCAAAGAATCGACAGAACTCTATCGATGACATTGACCCTTTTGTTAAGCAAGAATTCCAGATCAAAATGCAACAGCACTTTGATGCAGGAATGAAACTCTATCAAGAAATGCTTGATAGAAATATTGCAAAGGAGTGTGCTCGTTTCGTGCTTCCTCTTGCCGTACCAACAAAGATCTACATGACAGGCTCATGTCGTTCGTGGATTCATTATATTCAACTGCGTTCTGCACATGGAACACAGAAAGAACACATGGATATTGCGGAAGGCGCACGTAGCATCTTTATTAAACAATTCCCTACAGTATCCGAAGCACTAGATTGGTTATGAAATTACTTACACTAGATGATTATCAAAGAGCAGGAGAAACATTCTGGCCAAAGTATTGGTACGTTGCCAAAGAACTTGGTGAAGGTGCCAGGACAGAAGATGTTCTTAAATGTATGGAAGCAATCGGTGGTGTTGCATTGAAGCTAGCACTAGAAGAACAGGCAGCAGGTCCATTTGGTTTTAATAAAAAGGAGAAAGAAAATGCCGACGTACCCAGTGATTCATAAGGAGACTGGAGAGAAGAAAGAACTCTCCATGACAATGAAAGAGTATTGTGAATGGAAAGACGCCAACCCCGAATGGGATAAAGATTGGCAAGCAGGTGTCGCTGGCGTAGGCGAAGCAGGCGACTGGAAAAACAAGATGAGTAAGACTCATCCAGGATGGAACGATATCATGACTCGTGCATCTAAAATTAGGAATTCAACTATTGAGTGGTAACTATGCCTAGATCTAGAAAGCGCAACCAACCTGACATTAATGGTATGTCAAACAAACAGATGAAGAGGAAGAAACCTATTGATTCTTCTTATCTGTTGCCTGTAGAACCTCTGACAGATAATCAAAAGATTATGTTTGAGGAGTATGGTAAGGGGCAAAACATCTATGCTTATGGATGCGCTGGTACAGGTAAAACGTTTGTTGCTTTGTACCTGGCTCTCCGTGATGTATTAGATGAATACACACCATATGATAAGGTATACATTGTACGTTCTCTAGTTGCTACGAGGGAAATTGGTTTCCTTCCTGGTACACATGAGGATAAAGCATCTCTTTATCAGATTCCATACAAGAACATGGTAAAATACATGTTCGAGATGCCTGATGACAACAGCTTTGAGATGCTGTATGAGAACCTGAAGGCACAGGAAACGGTATCATTCTGGTCCACATCATTCCTACGTGGTACTACACTAGATAATTCTATTGTTCTTATCGATGAGTGCCAGAACTTAAACTTCCACGAACTCGATTCAATCATGACACGTTGTGGTCAAGATACAAAGATCATGTTCTGTGGTGATGCCCGTCAGTCTGACTTGCAGAAGAGCAATGAACGCACAGGCATCGTTGATTTCCAAAGAATCCTAGAAGACATGAAAGAGTTCTCTTTAGTTGAATACAACATTGAGGACATCGTTCGATCTGGTCTAGTCAAATCGTATCTAATTAGCAAAATTAACTTGGGTCTTTAATGCATATTTTTAATCATGTAGATGGCATCCTGCCAATTGAAATGAAAGCAGAGATGATTGATGGGAAGAGATACTATGTCACTCCTACTGGTGGTAAGTATCCTTCTATCACCACCGTGATTAGTAACAATGCAAGGAAGCAAGCAGGTCTTGCTAAATGGAGAGCACGAGTAGGTAAAGAAAAAGCGCAAGCAAAAACTACTCGTGGAGCTACCCGTGGTACTAGGTATCACAAACTTGTTGAGGATTATATCAACAACGAGTTAGACACAAAAAAGTACAAGGACATGCCACTACCGTGGACAATGTTCCACTCTTCTCGTGAAGTGCTCGATCGTATAAATAGGGTATACCTACAAGAGGCGGCGTTATACTCTGACTATTTACAAATTGCAGGACGAGTGGACTGCATTGCAGAGTATGAAGGGGAACTGTCTATCATTGATTTCAAGACAGCAGAAGCACCAAAACGAGAGCAATATCTTTACGACTATTTTGTACAAGAATGTGGATACGCATGTATGCTACAGGAAGTGTATGGAGTAACAGTAAAGAAGTTGGTGACGATTGTTGCTTGTGAAAATGGCGACACTCAAGTCAAAGTTATGCCACCCAAGAAAGAATACTTTGTTAGGTTACAAGAGTACATCCGAGAATACCAGGACAAACATGCTAGACAAACTGGAGGATAAATTTATGACAGCTGCGAAATTTTCGCAGGAAGTTGAGAAGATTGCCTTTGATAATGCAATGAACTACATTGATGCAATCGTTTTTTACTGTGAAACAAATGAGATCGAGATCGAATCGGTCCCCAAATTGATTAGCAAACCACTTAAGGAAAAACTTAAGTATGATGCACAGAAACTAAATTACATTAAGAAAACTAGTAGAGCTAAACTATTGTTGGTATGAGTGATTTCTTTCAGTCGGAAATGGTCCGAGGAGACCTGCAAGAACTTGCCAAGATGCAAGAGTATTGCATGAAAGCAGCACATGTTTTCCCCGCATTGGCACCTGTAAAAAAACTAGAGTATTTCGATATCTTACAAGAGATGATCGAGAAACAGAAAGTCTTTTATACTAGACTGAAGTTGTCAGATGATCCAGAGGCAACTGAAATGGCAGACAGCATTAAACAAGCTGCTGTCATGTTCGGTGCATCCGACAGTGAGGACGCCAATGTTGTGTTCGATGAACTGATCGGAAAGATCGAAGAGATGCGTCAGCATCTCAAGGCAGAAGGGTATTGACCCCGCCTTCTGCCTGTGTTATAATGTCAGAGTGACGAGGGTCACTTAAACAGAAAAGAAACATCATGAAAACATTTGATCTGTCCAGTCTTTCCATGGACGAAGCAGGAGAACTTTATACCTTGGTACGTAAGTTTCAAGTTACCGAAGCTACTGTAACCGAACGTGGTTACTGTGCTAGTGTTCTTGATAAGCTCATGGAGATGATGGGTACGGGATCAATTATGTTCCCTATCTGTAAGAAAGACTACACATCCGTGATCGAGAAAGCATACGCTCTCTCCTGATCATACAAGCCAAATCCTAACACCCAAACATCCATGTCTAATTTCGCAGAACTAAAGCGCAAGTCCCAGAGCAACTTTGATTTCCTGCAGAAGGAACTTCAGAAGTCCACCAATGCAAACAGCAGTGGCGACGATCGTCTCTGGAAGCCCGCACTTGACGCTACTGGTAATGGTTACGCAGTCGTCCGTTTCCTACCAGCACCAGAGGGAGAGTCTCTTCCTTGGGCAAAGCTCTACAACCATGCCTTCCAAGGTCCTGGTGGTTGGTTGATTGACAACTGCCCCACCACTAAAGGTGAGCAGTGCCCTGTCTGTGCCGCCAACAACAAACTCTGGAACAGTGGAGTAGAAAGCGATAAAGAGATCGCACGTAATCGCAAACGTAAACTCTCTTACTACAGCAACATCTATGTCGTCAAGGATTCTGCTAATCCTGACAACGAAGGCAAGGTATTCCTGTACAAGTATGGCAAGAAGATCCACGATAAGGTTCTTGCTGCAATGCAACCCGAGTTCGATGATGAAACCCCTATCAATCCTTTTGACTTGTGGGAAGGTGCTAACTTCAAACTGAAGATCCGTACCATCGGTGGTTACTGGAACTATGATGCTTCCGAGTTCGCAGCACCTACAGCATTGAGTGCTGATGATGACGAGATGGAATCATTGTGGAAGCAAGCACACAGTCTGGAAGCATTCACTACTAACGATCAATTCAAATCATATGATGAGATTGAGACTCGTATGAACACAGTGCTTGGTGTCTCACGTCCTGTCCAACAGGCACAGTACGAAGAGGAAGCAGATCCTATCCCTACCACTGGTGGGTTTAACGATCCTGACATCACTCAATCAGCACCCAGCGTCCCTGCTACTGATACTGCAGATGATGATGCACTATCATACTTCCAACGTCTGGCAGAGGAGTGATGGGAGAAGCAGTACACGCTTGGAACTCCATGTCCTACGGGGAGGGGTTCCTCTTCTCCGTATGGGTCATCGGAATGTATTACATTAAACTTCGTATGGACAAGTTCATACGATGAATAAATTTCGGGGGGTCACACCCCCGTTTTTTTAAGCCTTGAATTAATAAAGTCTGTGGACTTTGCACTGTAGAGATTCTTCTTCTTAAACTCTTTGATGAATCCAGATACAAATCCACCATTCAATAAGTAGATTTCTCTTTTCTTTTCGTTTACTGCTAACTCATGGTCAATAGCAGTGACCCCTTTGGATACACTAGAACCAAGAACAGTGACGTTATTTGTGCCATCATAATAAGTGAATGGACTATCATAGAACTTCTTCGATACTTTTAGTCCACCTTCCAATGCTATTACAGGAAGTTTTTTACTGGATAGATCACCAACCAGGTTGGAACCAGTCTTCACCTCTTCTGTTTCATAGTATAAAATCTCCGAGTAAGGATCATTATACTTCTGCTCGGCAAACTTTCTCACTGCATTGTCTGACATAGGCCAGTCAGTTAATGGGTTGATAATATTATTTGTGATGACAATGATCCAATCGTAAGATGATCTGCCGTAGAATTTTTTGGCAACGTTATCGATACGTTCCCCATCTAGGACTGCATACTTGGTGTAGTACAATGCATAGTTATATACGTCAGGATTGAGTTCAAATCTCCTGAAGAAATTCTTTGCTGTAACAAAATCCGATTGAGTGAAAGGATATTGTACTGGTTTGACATCATACTTGACATCAGGAATGTAATTAAACATTGGCATCAGTAAGAAGCTCCCATGGTGATTTCTTGTGAGTAGATGAGCTTGGTTTCTTTGAATGTTACTGCTAACTCTGTAGCAACTGGCGCACCATCAGTTAGAGATGCCCATGCACCATCAGGAGTGTAGTTAATATCTACTTGAGTAATAGCACATGGTTTGTATTGTGGTACATATTGATTCAAACTTGTACCAGTCATGAATGATACCTGACAGAGTTTAGGTACGGTAATGAATCCACTTGTTTCTGCAAGACCACCAAAAGTTTGACCACCGTAACTAGCATGTAATGCTTTCTTGAATTGATAGCAAAGTGTTTTGATTGCTGTCGCTTCCAGAGCACTCCTTGCTTGCATCTTGAATCTTAATTGAAACCCTCTCATCTCTGGGGATTCATACATCATTTCTACGTTTGGGTTGACGATGGTGCCACTGACACCACTCATCAATTGTGATAAACTTACACTACTTCCAAGACCTTTGTTTAAGTTATCGACTGCCATTTTAAATCCAGCAACTTTTGGTCCAGTTAAAACACCCTGAACGGTTCGGTTAAATGAACCAAGATCTGGTATGCCACCACTACCAATCATCCTTGCTAGATTTGTGAAAGTAACACCGAAGGATGCACCACCCCAGTTTGCACCGTACTGTCCCTGAATATCTTGGGGCATGTACATGAAGATGGGTTGGTATCCTTCTGCTTCCTTTAAATTTTCTTTCTGGATACCAGCGTTGTAATCATTATATGCACGTCCAACACCTTCACCACCTTTCTTATTTTTAACCTGGAATGGTGGTTGATAATCGTAGAATTTAAATGCTACGTAGTCTGAATCCACTCCAATATCATATTTTTCTGGATAACGTATTGATGTTTTATTAAATGCAGTTCCTCTAGCTGATATAATATTTACTTTACCTTTTTTTGCACTATCTGTTACCGATTGGTGATCTTTTTGTTCTGCTTCACTATATGCCATTACGTTACCATCTCCTTATCTGATTGTTTACCATAACCTTTGATGATTCGTGTTGCTTTGATACGATCATTGTATTTTGTTTCAGTTTCTTCCCACACATATTCTTTATCGTATGGTAGTTTACCTGAACCTTTAGTCATGATGAAGTCTTCAACTGGTAAGAAGATGGAAGTTTCCCACTCATCAATAGCAAGATCTAGGAACTTACTTTCGCAGTGATTATAAAGATATTTATGCACCAATGTTCGAGGCATGTCAATCAATCCTCTCTCTAACTTCTGTATGATCTTGACTCTTCTCTTTGGTCTGATGTAATGTAGGTTGGCACCATAGAATCCTTCTCCGTCTTGCTTGATAACATAGACGAGTGGAAACCTATCGTAGTATGGCAACCACTTTGATTTTGCCTTGTATTCAAAGAAGTATAGGTGACCCTCTCTTACTTTCATGCGTAGTAGATTCTCATCCTGCACCTGATCATTAGCATCTCTCTTCTCTTGACGCAACAGTTTAGTTGGTGTTGCTTCGTATGTTGATGCTAGTTGTTTTACTTTACCTTTGTACCAACCAAGAGACTTCTTGTCTCCTCCTGTAGCATCACTAACCTTCTCAAAGATGGTAGTGTACTTGTTACTAGTGTTTCCAAATCCTTTAGCGTTTCTTCTTGCCATTGTTCTTTATCCCTAGGTGATCTTCGTTGAGGATTACAAATGACATTTGCCTGTCCTCACAGAAGTCCTCCGCCGCGTCCCATTTAGCGCGATTCTTTATGTAAGTTAGAACTTCTCTTTTCCAGGCAGCTGTTCTGCGTTTCGGTTTCTCATTAGGTTTTTGTGTTTGTTTCTTTGGTTTCACTTCAATGATGTACTTCTTTGCCTGCCCAGTGCGTGACTTGACTTTGATGTAGAAGTCTGGATAGTATCTATGAACTCTCCCATCAGTAGGGCAACGGTAAGGAATAATTATTTCCTCACTACCCCACTCAATGATACTGTTATTATGATCACAGAAGTCCATGAACTTACGCTCCCACAAACTACGATAAATAATATTAGTGGGATTGCCCTTATACTTCCGTGGGTAGGCTGGTTTATATTTTCCAGAGTAAGGCATAATGTTTCCGCACACCTTCCGTAACTATTTAGATGTCTAAATCTATTTCATCATTTGTTAATGCTATGAGTGCCAATGGTGGCATGTCATTAACGACTGGTTATAACATTAGTTGGTCGTTGCCATCACTACTGACCACTGATCTAGGAATCCAATTCCCTGGATGGGAGCAACCTGACAGTATAATTAGTATGATGGTTGAGGAAGCACAGCTACCTAACGTTCAGTCTGCTACGGGACAAATACAAGGCAGATACCTTGGTGAAAATCAGATTCAATATCCCTATGCAAAATTGTATAGTGATGTTTCTTTTACGTGGATGTGTGATGCTAACATGACACCATTCAAGTTCTTTCATTACTGGTATAACTATATCTATAGTGGTAATATAACTCAACCAGAATTCGGGTTTGACGGAGAGACGGGTGAGCGACTTACTGGTAGAAGTTTCAATGATCTGAAGAGAAAAGCTGTTGAAACTAATAGTATAAATCGTCAAGTAAGATTGAAGTACCCAGATAGATATCTTGGTAAATGTATTGTTATTAAGACTGAACCTGGTGCTGCTACTGTAGATGATAGAGCATCGGTAGCATTTGTTCTGGAAGATATCTATCCATACTCTATTGACACTGTACCAATGTCATATGGAACATCACAACTCACCAAGGTCAGTGTTAACTTCCACTATGCTAAACATACTATCATAACTAATGACATCTCAAATTATGGTACTGGAGGAGACTTCAAGAAAATAATTGATGACTTGAAGAAAGCATTTGGCATAGGAAATTGACTTTTTGGTTACAGGAATTCCGAAAAAAAATCCCCACCAAAAATTGACTCAAAAAGTCGAGCTAAATAAATATACGAATTGAATTTACATATCAATGGCATTACCAAAACTTGGCGTACCGCAGTATGAACTGTCGCTGCCTTCTACTGGAAAAACGGTAAAGTATAGACCATTTCTGGTAAAAGAAGAAAAGGTTTTGCTATTGGCAATGGAATCGCAAGACGAAAAGCAAGTTATTGATGCTGTTAAAAATGTATTGAAGTCTTGTGTTATTTCTAGAATTAAGGTAGATCAACTACCATCATTTGATCTAGAATATTTGTTCCTTAAGATTCGTGCCGCTGCTATCGGTGAAGTCATTGAAATGACGGTAACCTGTACGGATGATGGTGAGACCAATGCCACTGCTTCTATCAATATTGATGAGGTAGAAGTTACCAAAGAAGAGGGGCATGATAGAAAGATTATGTTGACTGATACCACTGGTATCCTGATGAAGTATCCTAGTATGGATAGATTTATTGAGTCTCAATTCTTGAACAAAGGTATTGATGCTGATCATATCTTTAGCTTCATTGCAGAACATATCGAACAGATCTTTGATGAAGAAGAGGTATACGATTCTTCTACTACTAGTAAGAAAGAGTTTCGTGAGTTTGTGGAGTCATTGACTACCAAACAATTTGAATCAATCCAAAAATTTTATGAGACTATGCCTAGACTTTCTCATACGTTTACGGTAGTCAACCCAAACACAGGTAATGAGTGTGAGTATACTATTGAGGGATTGCAAAGTTTTTTCGCATAGCACTCTTCCAAAACAATTTGGAAGGGTACTATAAAACTAACTTTGCCTTAATGCAGTACCATAAATACAGCTTGACAGAGATTGAAAACATGATGCCTTGGGAACGTGAAGTATACACGTCCCTCTTGATTCAGCACATCGAACAAGAGAAAAAGAAACAGGAAGCATCTAGATCCGCCTAATGATTTTCAACACCCCAGCACCAGAAGATATCGTAAGATGGTATAGGAAAGGTGTGCCTGGTGGTGGACAGAAGGATCGCATCTTTAATAGATTAAAAGCAAAGTTAACTGGCGGCACGGATGATAGTGGCACCAGTTACTTTTCTATGTTGGAGAAGAAAATCTCCACGCAAGATGCTGATATAATTATCAAGAACATGAAGACGGATATCGATGGATATCCTATGTTTGAGACTGGTAGTACCAGTGGTCGGGATGAGAGAAGATATCAAGAATGGATTGTAGAAAGGTATCTAAAAACATCTTTTACAGAAGGATTTACTGACACAACTGTTGCTGAAGAAAAGAAAGAAGAGGTAGCAGAAGAAGAAGCAGAAGAGATTGTAGAGAAAGCAGAAGAAGAAGTAAAAGAAAACATTGATGAAGCAGTTAAGGCAGTAGATGAAGTAGTAGTAGACAAACCTGTTGTTGAAGAAACTGCACCAGATCTATCAGATATTATAGACTTATTGCCACCAGGTATGCTTGACGCTGTTAATCAGCAGACTGGTCAGAATTACGAGAAGACACCAAAAGAAAAGAAGCAGAAAGTAGAAGCAATATCTAATGTAAAGATACTTAAGACTCTGACTTCATCTTTAGAGAAGATTCAGGGGCAGTTGTCTTCAATTGATAATGAATTGAAGAAACAGAATGAATTGTTTGGTGCTGCTGTTGGTACTACAGTTAGTAATCTCAATCAGATTGAAACGACATATGATTCATTGAACGATAGGTTTGATGATATCTTAAATGCGATGCAATCGCAAAATGAGACTGAAGAAGAGGCGATAGATGATGCGGAGACTGCTGCAGCTGAAGCTAACCTGGAAAACAAGGAAGATGTAGCAGATACTTTTGGATATGAAGATACTACTGATGAAATAGAGAAGGAGAATAAAAAAGGTGGTGGTGGACCTAATTTTCTTAAATTTCTACGTTTTTTAAGATTTCTTCGTACTGGTGGCATTGGTAAGATGCTCCGAAGAATGAGGAACCCTCTTAAGACTGCAAGAGCACTGGCAAGAAAGGGTAGGATGGGTCTTGGTAATAAATTGCGTAAGATTCCTGGTGGTAGAACAATCTCTGCTGGAATTGAGAGAGGAACACAGTTTTTACGTGGTGGTGCTGGAAAGAAAACTACACAAGCAGTGGCGGGAGCAGTTGGTAAAAAAGCAGCAACTAGAGCAGCTGCTAAAGGAGCTTCTAGATTTATACCAGGCGTTGGTACTGCACTTGGTGTTGGATTTGCTATAGAAAGATTTGCCAAAGGAGATATTGTGGGTGGTCTTCTTGCTAGTGGTGGTGCTATCCCTGGTCCTGTTGGGTGGGCTTTCCTTGCTGCTGAATTAGGATTGATTCCTCTTGCAGAAGCAAGGATGTCTCATCTTGAAAAAGATAAAGAGAAAAAATATGCAACAATGAAACTTGAAACTGGGGGAGATCTAACTCCAGAAGAACAAGAGGCAGTCATGTATGGAGAACAAAGATCTACTCCAGAGGAACTTGAAGCAAAAGCAGAATACACAAGACAAATTGCTGCTCGTGAAATCGAACCCCTCACCCCACAAATTAAACAGTACACCCCTAGTTTTATAGAAAAGATCACTCCAGGCGGTACATTCTTTGGTAAGTTTGAGCAGGGCGGTAGTGGAACTGGTGTTCCAGAATTACATGGTACAGAGGCTTTAATTGAACCTGGATTCTACAAAGATCTAATGCGTCCTATTGGTGGTACAATCTTGGCTGCTAGTAGTAAAGTATTGTCTGATGTTGGACCACTAGCAGCGACAGTAGCACCTAGCTTCCAGCAAGAGGCATCAAAAATAGCAACCGCATTTGATGTTCCTAAATCACTTGCATCAACAAATGTTGGTGGATCAATTGACGGTGTTGCTAATAGTCTTAATAAGATTTCTAGAAAAACGGAAGAAGAAAATCCTTTATTTAGAGAAGAAACGGTGCAGTTAAATGAAAAGGAAAAGAAGGATTTAGAAGAAGCAGATGAAGGTAGTGGTAATTTCTTTTCAAATCTAGCTAGATTTTTTGGTATCAGACCAATGGGTCCTGATGGAAAACCAGTTCCACCTTCTCCAGCAGTAGATTCTAAATTAGAATCAACAGGTTCAATTAATGATAGACCATGGAACACTGGTATTAAACTAACTAATTTGACTACAAAAGATGGTCATACATACAAGGTAGCTAGTGTTGTTGCTAATCAATTTAAAGGATTCGTTGCTGAATTAGAAGAGACTGGATATAAAATTAGAACTATTGGTGGGTTCAGAAATGCAGGCACTGGTGGTGGCGCTGGTCCTGATGATCCTGATTATGATCAAAATAGATATTCTCATCCATATGGAGCATCAATTGATATAAACGCAAACGAAAATCCATATGATCCTACTGGCAATAATTTAGTTACTGATATGCCATCCAACATCGGTGAAATTGCTGCAAAGCATGGACTAGGATGGGGTGGTGCATGGAGAAGTGTTAAAGATGCGATGCACTTCTCTGCTATGAAGAAAGAGGGCGGCAATAGAGATTTTGATTTATTTGATAAAGGTGGTCCTGCATATGCCGAAGGTGGTGTTGCTGGTATGTCAGGTCAAGAACAGATTACTGTTGGTGAAGAAGGACCAGAGATTGTTATGAAAAACTTGGTGTATGGTACACCACCAGTTCTTGATCACCTGCTGGCAATGAATGCGTCTAGTACACCATCTGAATTAATTCAAACTTATCGTACCTTTGTACCTGAAGTGTTAGAGTATGATGAAGAGGCAGAATCAATGGCACAGACTATCATTGTCATGACTCCACCGCAAGCACCACCAGAACCAACTGTAGATGTACCTCGTGATAATAAATCTATAACTAGACCTCCGATGGGTGTTGCGCCAGGAAAAGCAGCAATGCACATCGCTCTCTTTAACTAAATATCTAGGGGGAATCTAATAAATGGCAGCATTTACCGAAGGGTTTACAGATACAACAAAACCAGGTAAGGATCATATTGGTAGTATGATCTCGAAGGTTCTTGCTGCAAGAAAATTTGCTAGACAAGAGAGAGAAGCAGCAGAAGAGAAGGCAAAGAAAGCAGGATATGATAGCCTAGAAGAAGCAGGTGTAGAGAAAGGTTTCTTTTTTAAGGCAGCACTAAAGAATAAGTTTGGTGGATCATATATCAGTGGCAAGAAGCAAGACATTGAACAGGCAGTTGATCGTGTCAAACTGCTAAAGAATCCAAAGGCACAGTTCTGGAACTTCGTAGACAATAGAGACGCTGACGGTAAAGACATAAAGAAACTGTCTGACGTTGAGAGATTCCGTAGGCAATTTGATAACTATAATTTTCAGAGTGCAAAGAGACCACCTGAAGGTGTAAAAGCAGAGACACCTGCAATCCCTAAAAAGATGTCTCCCTTTGAACTTGAGCAGAAGAGACAGTCTCTTTCTCAAGAGAGGATGCTTGCTGAAACTGAAAAGAAAGTAGCGGCAGCAGCATCTGGTAACAAGCAGAGAGCAACTAGAGAAGACCTTCTCCAGGCAATCAATGCTATTGCCCAGTCATTAGACAAGACAGCACAGTCTATTAACAACAGCATCGGTGACTCTAAACAGGTTGCTTCTGATGTTCATGCAATGAAGACTGATATTGTTAATCAGTTGAGTGAAAGAACAGATAGTATTGAGGACAAGTTAACCAAGATTGCTGAAGCAATCAATGCACAGACTGCATTGAAGAAAAAACAAACTGATGATGCAGAAGGAACGGTCAAAGAATCCAATCTAGAAAAACAAGCCAAAGTTGTCACCACTAATATCCCAGTGGACACCACTGATGATACATTCGATCTAAAGGATGCAGCATCTAATATAAAACTAGATTATGATCCAGAATCAGATAATGAATCGCCATCGGATGATGTCAAAGAAGGTCCACAAGCAGAGCGAGGTGCTATCTTATCTGGACCTGATAGTGGATATAAAGTACCTGGTTTGACACTACATGGTGATGAGGCAATCGTACCATTAGACAACAACTACACGCAAGGAGAACCAAGTGCGGTTGATGGTAAGGTAAGACCAACACCATCAGAACCTATGGTTCCTCCTATGAATGTTAATGTCAATAACAGTTATGAGATGGGTAAATCATTTTCTAATGTCAATAACAGTTATGAAGAGGGAACTCCTATGGGTAAATCATCTCCCATTGAGATACCTAACCTGATGGCAGATAGTAGTCTGGAACAACCATTAGTAGATGCTATGGCACTACCAACAAAGGTTGCTGGTGGTATGGCGTTGGCTGCTAGTAGTGAGTTAGTCAAACGACTATCTGGAGACAGTCCCGAGGTTGCTAGTGAGATGGCAAAAGTTATCACTCCACTTGCCAGTGTATTTGACCTACCTAAATCACTGGTAGGTAAAGCAAAGGCTGGTGAAAGTTTGAAGAAAGAACCTTCTATCTTGACTGGTGGTGATGAAGAGAAAAAAGAAAAGAAAAATGTATTCCAGAAAGTATTTGATGGTCTAAAAAACCTGTTCAATCCAGATAACGATCCTGCACCACCAAAAGACACACATAATCCTTCTACTACAGGATCAGGAGAAGCTGGTGAGATGATTAGCACTGGTGCCAAGACAACTTACTATGATCCATCACTTGGTGGTATTAACGCCAGCGGACATAAGACTGCTGAAGGATTGCCTGCTACATCTACTGGTGAAGGATATAAGGAAGATGTTTTTTCTGCGGCAGCATTTCCACCATTGCTAGCCACTCTTCCCAAAAATATGACAGTTCCTGCAGCGAGATTTCCTGGCGGTAGAACTCTCAAGAAACCTTTTAATGTAGTTGTAACTAATACCAAGACAGGAAAGTCTGCTGTTGTTAGGGTTAATGATGTTGGACCTGGAGTAGAAGGACACTCAAGTAATCATATGCTTGACTTGAGTGTCGCAGCTAAAAATTATCTTGGTACTGGCGAGGGATATAGTATTGCTTATGCAAAACCAGGATCAAAACCAGGACCGTTAGTAGAACCAAAACCAGAACCAAAAACAACAGGAGATACTTCAGATCTAGAAGCACAATCAAAATCTTCACAAGGAATTACAGAAACCTTTGGTGCAAGAACAGGGGAAAGAATATATTTCGAGCATGATGGTAAACAATACAATGCATTCAAACTAGGTGGTGGCGGGTTTGACTTATATCGTGGTAGTATGAAGATAGATACCACTGGTGGTAAAAATGCTGCTATACTTAAGTCATTCATAGAGTATGGTCAGGAGAGAGTTAAACCACCAGCAACTAAACCACCAGCAACTAAAGTAGATCCAACACAGGCGATGCGAGGTTCTACAGCAGCAGAAAAAGCACAAGTAGCAATGATAAATATGGGCGGTGAGCAAACACAATCTGCTGCTACTGGTGCGGTTCCTACATCACAGGGAACTACAGTAGCTCCTTCTGTTTCTTCTCTATCCAAATCAGTATTTACAGTTGATGGTGTGACCACATGAGTGATAATAACCAAGAGTTTCCATATGCCTCTAGTTTAAAACTAGAAGAGGCAACTATTACTGGTCTAGATGGAACTGAAGTGCCACTAACAGGGTTGATCAAAAGTTTTCAATACTTTGAAGACATTGACATGCCAAGTATTTCTGTCAACCTAGACATCGTTGACAACGCAGCAAATATTATTTCTTCTCTTCCTATTTCTGGATACGAGAATGTTGAACTGGTATTTGGTGCTGCTGATGAAGAACTATTGACACTGAACATGAAGGTGTCAAAGATATACAATCGCTTTTCTGCAGACAGGTATCAAGAGTATTCTCTTGGGTTGGTTTCCAATGAACTGTTGGTCAATGAAACTACTAGATTAGGAGAAAGACTATCAGGTAAAGCAGAAGGCATTGTATCTCAACTAGTAACAGAAAAGTTAGGAACTACAAAGAGACTTCTCAATGATCCTTCTATGTTTAAGGTAACTTTCTTGCCAGGTAAGAAGACACCTTTCTCTATTATCAGCTCGTTGAAAGAGAGAACTGTACCTGAAGATAAGAAGACATTTCCTTCAGGTTCTAGTACAACATCAGAATTACAAATATCAAAGGGTAGTGCAGGGTATTACTTCTACGAAAACTATGATGGATATCATTTTAGATCAATTGACTCACTAAACTCTATCGAAACTAATCCACCTGTGGAGACATTCTTTCAAGAGAATGATCAACTCAATCCACAGAATGCTCGCCGTAAAATCCTTGACATTGACTTCCAACAAGAGATTGACATCTTATCCAAGTTGAGAATGGGTACGTTCTCTAATGTTATTTGTTTCTATAACTATAGCACTGGTACTTACGAAGAGTATGTTTATAATTTAGGTGATCGCTTTGATGACATGGAGCATCTAGGATCCCAGTCTGGTCTTGCTAAAGGTCAGGCTGATCTTGCAGTCAATCCCAGTAGAATTATGTCTGTGTTGATGGATCATGAGACTTGGTTTGATGGTGTGGAAGTAGCATCACCAGAGAAACCAGATGGTGGTAAGAAGAACACAGCAGAATTTCCTGACTGGCAGAAATATGTCGTAGCGCAGTCGATTGCTAGAAAACAATCACAGAACAACCAGCAAGTCTTTATTCAGATACCTTTCCGAACAGATTTACGTGCGGGACAGACAGTTGAGATTATGATTCCTAATAACATTCCTTCATCAGAAAGAGAAGAGAATGACATTTATGACAAGGAACATAGCGGTGCTTATTTGATTGCAAAACTACAGCACTCCGCTGATGTTCTGAATGCAAAAGCAAATACATATCTTACTTTAGTAAGGGATTCTTATGGCATGCCAGATGAACCCTCTGATGTAGAGACTAAATAAAAATAAAAGTATTGGTATGGATCCAGTTCTATCGTCATTTATATCGACTAATCAGATAGGCGCTGATGGTTTCAACTGGTGGATCGGACAGGTTGAGACAGGGAGAGAAAGCGACCCAAAACAATCTGGTAGATATCGTGTGCGTATTGTTGGCGTACACTTAAGAGAAGGTCAGAAGACACCGACAGAGCAACTACCATGGGCAAACGTAGTCATGCCTGTGACCACACCATTCAGTGATGGTGGTGTGACTGGTGCTACAGCAGAGCTGCGAGCAGGTAACTGGGTCATTGGTTTCTTCCTTGACAATGATAAGCAGAGACCTATTATCATGGGGTCTGTTGGGCACACCGCTGGTGCTACTGTCGTTAAGAATACTGACCCTGTTGCTGGTGATGATGGACCTAGGAACTTCACTACTCATACTGATAGCACTGTTAAACCACAAGCACATTACTCTCAAGCAAGTCAAGACGGTGTAGATCCAGAGACTGGTGCTAACATAGATGGTGGCGAACCAGCTGCTGCTAAATCACACGAAAAGAAGGGTCCTCCTGCTATCATTGCTGCACTGCGTGGCAAGCATAGTGAAACCAATCCTACTGGCTCCCAGAACTGTGTTACTATTGCCAACCCCAAGTGTGGTACAGAGAGTAACTTTGGTAAGCAGGTACAGAATATTATTGGTGATATGCTCGCTGCTAACCAAGCATCTGGTGGACAGTTAGGTGACTTCTATGTCAGTAAGATCAATGGATTCTTGTATGATAAAGTATCTATTGCAAGACATCACATTGGTAGGATTACTAAACTTGTCCGTAGTCTGATGGGTCGTGCCCAGTCCGAGATTATTAGGAATCTACGTGAGGGTATCAAGAACCTAGTTGATGGTCTCCTAGGCATTCAAGGAGCACTACAAGCGAAGGAGCAAGTACCTGCAGATCCAAAAGTAACAAAGAAGACTATTGGTAAGAAAGGTCGTCTATTAGACGGTGTGCAGAAAGTTCTTGATCAGATTCTTAAGGCACTTGGATGTTCTATTGAGAATATCACTGACATGTTGGCAAGATTCTTAACAAATCTGCTGTTCGACTTCATCATGGATGTGTTCTCTCCTGCTGCTTGTGCTGTCATCAACCTAGTTGAGGGTATCGTCAACAAAATTCTAGAACTTCTGGAAGGTTTAATCAGTAGTATATTAGGACCACTGCAAAGTATATTAGGAATATTAGCATCACCTCTAAACATGATTGGTGGTGCTATCGGAAAGGTAATGTCATTCCTAGGTATCTCATGTAGTGGTCCTAGTAGTAGCTGTCCAGAGTCAACTGTTAAATGTACTGACTGTAGCAAAGATGATGAGGATGATTGGTTAGACAATCTTCTAGACAATATTGCCGATGGTGATACTGGAGAAAGATTCTACTGCGAAGAGTCAGCTGATTACTTGGATCCCAAACCAACTAGGATTATTTTTGTTGGTGGTATTCCTAACGAACCTATTCCTATTCCTAACCAAGATCCAGAACCGCCTGGTCCTGGTAGAGAAGACACGCCACCATTTAATCCAGTTCTTGTACCAATTCCTGTCGATCCTCCACCTGAATTACCTGATGACGATGATCCCTCGGTTCCACCTATCGTTCCAGATGATCCCCCCGAGGACGATGAGGAGGTTGTGTTGCCTATCACATTTGATGGTAGTAGAGTATACTCTGTCATTGTAGATCCAACTATTGTAGCTGGTGGTGGGACAGTAACGTACACCATTAATACTTCTAACGTACCTAGCGGTAGTGTATTGACATATACATTGACTGGTGATATAGTAGAAGAATATATTAATGATGCTAATCCATCTTTGACAGGAACTGTTACGGTTATTGAATTTGAGACTCTTACTGAAGAGTTTGTTGATGAAAATGGGGATCTACAAAATATTAGCATCCCACGCTGTAGTGGTACGGTATCTCTTCCTATGAATGAGGATATTGAATTGAATGCTTCTCAAACATTCAGATTTACTCTGTTTGACCCAGGAAATTCAGATCTATCTGATGTTAACTTTGATACTGGATCGTTTGCTGATGTAGAAATTGCAGCAGACTATGAGTCAATTGTATTCCCTGATAGACCAGAGAATCCTGTTGCAGATCCTACTATCTCTGTTACTAGTGATAAACCTGCATATATTGAGGGAGAAGACATCATCTTTACTGTTACCAGTACAAATATCCCTGATCGTACAGAATTTGACTGGATTATCATTGGTGATGTTGACTCGGATGATTTTGTTGGTGGTACAACTGCAGGATCGTTTAAAATTGTTGACAACACAGCACAAATTGTTGTTGGTATCTTGGATGATGAAAGAAAAGAACCTGCTGAACAATTAACATTCCAGATTCTAGGAACTGAAGCATCAACTGATGCAACAATTTTCTCTAGTGGTGGATTTGAAGATCTTACTGGTGATGGTATTGATGATGCTGATGATGCGAACAAACCTGATCCATATGTTCCAAACAAGCCAAAGGCAGGCAATCCTATTACTGGAGACGATGGATCTATTGTTAGTATTCCCATTACAGACACGGGTGAGTCATATGCTGAAGCACCTCAAGTCATCGTTTCTGGCGAAGGATTCGGTGCTACTGCTATTGCCCTTCTAGATACTAAAGGATTTGTTTCTGAAGTTAGAGTTACTAGAGCTGGTTTAGGATACAAGCGTAATCTTGCAACTACAAATGACGTACAATGTATCATTGATTCTTTTACTCTCATCTCTCCAGGTATTAGATATAAGTCTGCTCCAGAGGTATACATAGATGGTAAGGAAGGCAGAGCAACTGCTATCATTGACGATAGAGGTTATGTTATCTCTGTTCAAATTAAAGATAGAACAACAACATATGAAAAATCACCAATTATTAAACTAATTGGTGGCGGAGGATCTGGTGCTATTGTGTTGCCAAACATGATCTGTCTCTCCTCTGAAGATCTTAACAGCAGAGGACTTGTTAAGATCGGAACTGGTCGCTATATTGATTGCCCATAATGTCACATCCATCAAATAATTCTGACACTCAACACCAAGGTGCTAATTCGGGGCAACCTGTTAAAGAACCTGCTGGTGGTAGAACATCTGCAGTATCAGAAGGTCAATTTTGTTCAGCAAAACCAACAGTACACTGGGTGTCTGATGGTTGGACATGCATGAGTTGGGAGGGTGCTGACGGTCAACCAGGGGGTTATACCGTTACTAACGGTCAAAGTGCTATGTTCTTTGACGAGAACGGCAACATGACCTTCTCTACTGGCGTTCCAGGTCAATCAGGTTGTGGTGGTAAATTAATTATTAATAGTGGTGATCAATTACACAAAGCTAGTGGATCAATTGCAATTCAAGCAACTGGTGGAACATCGGAACGTACAGGATCTGGTAGAACAGGAACAGGTTCTGCCGAAAGTAAAGATCCTGCATACTCTGTCTATGCCGAAGGGGGTGTTGCTATTGAAGCACAGGGAGATGAGTGTAACGTTAAGGGCGATAACGTTCTCATCCATGCTGTTAAGACATTAACTCTTAAAGCAGGTGAACTTGTTAACATCGAGGTTGGTGATGGTAGCGGTAAATTCAATGTATTTGCAGGTGATATCACCTTTGATGCAGAATTTTTGAATGAAAATATTGATGGTCGTAAGATTACAAAAGGATCTGGTGAAGTTGTTGTTGATCAGCAGACTAAACCTGGTGCTACCCATGTTATTAACTCTGTTGGTACTGTTACTCATAGAATTCAAGGTAATTATGAAGTCGATGCTCAAGGACGTTATCGCGTTAGAGCATTAGGTAACCTCAACTTTGAGTCTACAACTGGTGGAATGTATACCAAGGTAGCTGGAGCATCTTATAGCACAATTTGGGGTCCAAAAGAAGAAAAAATTTACGGTATTAAAGGACCATCCGCTACAACTGATCCAACACAAACATATAAACTTGAGCTAGGACCCAATGCCATGGGTATGACGATGAAATCTGCTGGTGGTATTGGTATCACTGCTTCAATAGGTAACAGTTTCTTTGTTAATAAAGTAGGAACACTAAATGTTACTGCAGGTGGTACGATGACTGTAAAAGCACTGTCAATTTTCCTCAACTGAAAATCAACTTTCAGTTACAGAAATTCCGAAAAAAAATCGCCACCAAAAAATCTCCAAAAAGACCGACTACAACCACTTGCTATTCAATGAGTTATTTTTATACTTACGCATATCTTCGTAAAGGTGATAGAACACCATATTATATTGGAAAGGGTCAGGGGAAGAGAGCATATGACTCCAAGCATAATGTAAAAGTTCCTGATGATAAAGATAGAATTATTTTTCTAAAACAAAATCTTACAGAAGAAGAAGCATTCAATCACGAAAAGTATATGATTGCTGTTCTCGGTAGAAAAGATTTAGGAACTGGAATTCTTCGTAATATGTCTGATGGTGGTGAGGGTCATTCAAATCCTTCACCAGAAGCAAGAAGAAAGAACGCAGAATCTTCACGACTTCAGTGGCAAATGGGTATTGGTCTTGGTGGACTTACTTATGAAGAGAGAAAAAAAAATCAAGCTTTGGCGATTCAATCAAGATTGGCTGGTGAGTGGTTGAAAGATAATCCAGAGTATAATGGAGGTTCTCTTGGCAGAACTCCAGAACAACATAGTGCTGATAGTGCTAAAGCTATTGAGAGTGGTTGTGTAAAATATTGGAAGTCTATGACGGAGGAGGAGAGATATTCTCTTCGTTCTGATATGGGGAAAAAAGGAGGAGCAAAAAATAAAGAATTTGGTCTTGGAATATGTGGGTTAACAAAGGAACAGAGAAGTGCTAATACAAAAGCATTATTTGAAGGTGAAGGAGGTGAAGAAAGAAGAAAGGTTTATAGACAGCAGCAGAGTGAGCATCATAAGAATGGAACAGGAGCGTTTGCACCAGGAGTTCGTGAAAAGTTAGTCGCGACTAGATATAAAAATGCAAAAGGATTTAGAGAATTTTGTGTAAAAAGTCCAGAAGGAAAAATTTATAAAGGTAAAGGTGCTAAACCATTTGCTAGAGAACATGGATTACCAACAACCAGTTTTAATAATTTGTTGAGAGGTAGAATAGATATTCTTCGTGGATGGACAATAGTAAAATGAAACACCACATCCCTGATATCATTAGAAAGAATTCTTTTGATTGCTTCAAGAGTTTGAATGAAGCAGAACGTGCTGTTGTTATGTTTGGTGAGGAAGAGTATCGTAAATCATTAGACCTTGAAAATGATGATGCTCCCTGTTGGAAGATACCAAGTAGAGAGTCAACAACCTTTGTTGGTTGGAACCCTATGTGTATCCCAACAATGGATTACATAGTATGGAAACTAAAGAACCGTGAAGGTATTATCAATGGAGAGATTTACTGACAAAAAATCTCCAAAAAGGTTGATGTAACTAAATACTAGAGGGAAATTGAGTGAGCGTATGCTATCTACACAATACCGACTACGACTGGAATTTATTTGTAAACGAATAGCAAATAATGACGATGTAAAACTAGATGACATCATTTGGGCACAAAAATTAGCAAAAGCAAACACAACAGCAAATGAGATGTTAAAGATGGCGAGACGCCAATCAGCACAAAATATTGAGGAAGGTAGTACCGATGATTTTTTGAATAGGATGGGTTTAGGTGATCCTGACCCATCCAACCACAAGACTAGATTCGATGGTGCAGATGACATCAAAGACTGGTTCCGACGAGATAAACCTGATGACTGGAGACAACATGACTGATTATGTCTGTATCCCCATGTGGGATCCTATTTTCGAGATGATGCGCTATCATTGGGTACACAAGTCAGAAAAGGACCCCGTGCAATTCGTGAAAAATCTTAACCCAGAGCAAGAACGGTTATGACAATTAAGATCACCCCTCAAACATATATTGATATGAATGAGGAATTTATCAAAGATGATATTCCTTTTCGTATTAGTATACCTACACAGGAAGCAATTGATAAGTGGCAATCGCAACCAGCGCAACATTATCAGACACCACCAGCAGTAGATATGGTACAAGAAATGTGGGATGCTATTGGAGGACGCCCTAATGAAGTTCAAAAATGATAAAAACTTTGCACTTGAAATGCAACTAGATAATATATGCAGAATATTAGGGGGTGAAGTCAAGCATTATATTTGCACCGATAAGAAAACTCAACACGAAAAAATTGTAATCGAATACAACCACGTAAATAAATGACAGCAGTAATCTATTCTAACGGTAGTCAAGAGTGTCAGCGTATTGCAGCACTACTTAAGTCGATGGGTGGTGAGTTTCTTGAGTATAAACTCAATGAACATTTTACTCAAAGAGCATTTGAAGCAGAGTTTGGAGAAGAAGCTACATATCCACAAGTTTCTATTGGTGCCAAGCACCTTGGTAACTTGCATGACACACTTCATTACATGAGTGACAAAGGAATGTTTGTGTGATATAATAACAACATGTTGGCGACTAAATAAAATGTGGTCAAAATGTTATGAAATACTCATTATCTCAAGCATATGTTTTTTACATGGGTATGGTGGTGCGTATGTATTTCATACAAGGTATCCCGTATACATTTGACGAATTGCCATTAATTATTCAAGAGCATCCATCAGTTCAGACTGAAGCATTGCAAGGTCGTGATTGGGATGATGAAGAATTATATAAGTGCTCTTCATATCTTGTGGAAGAGGAATGTAATCCTCTGATGTTTGATATTGAAGTTAATGATCCTGAACTATTACCTAAAGATGATTGAACAATTTATAGAATGGTTTGAAGGAACATGGGAGAACAAAGTCCAGGCATTTTCAAATCCCGCTAGGTTTGCTATGGTGCGCCTACAGCACCACAAAGTACCTGGAACGGACGCTATGTTCTATGGCGAACAAGCTTACAATTATCAACTACATGCCCCTTACAGGCAGTTTATTGTAGAAGCAATTGAAGACCCTAATGGTCAAATTAGGGTTCTTAACTATGATTTCGAGAAATGGCGTTATTTGGGTGCTCTAAATCTAGATCAAATCAAGTACGACAAAGGGTTGACACACAAGCAAAAGTGTGATACAATTATGACTTACGACCCAAATAAAAACCAATTTAACGGTTCTATTGACGGTTGTGAGTGCTTGGTTCCCTACAAGGTAGATCAAATGACCTATGTCAGAAATGAGGCAACTCTTGGCGTAGACTTTTATAATGTGGTTGATCGTGGATTCCTTGTAGGAACTGTAGACCAAGTATGGGGTGGTCGTTTTGGAGAGTTTCAATTCAAACGTATGCCCCTGTAGCTCAGCTGGTAGAGCACCGCTTTTGTAAAGCGGTTGTCGCAAGTTCAAATCTTGTCGGGGGCTCCAGTCGATGTGGCGGAATTGGTAGACGCGCCAGGTTTAGGTTCTGGTGGGGTAACTCGTGGAGGTTCAAGTCCTCTCATCGACATTAGGAAATTATGCAATTCGCTTTAGAAACTTACATTAAAGACATTTCTGTCTGTGATGATCTCATTAAATTCTTTCATGAGTCTCGTTTCTCAAGTATGAATCGCGGTCCTGGTACTGTATATGGCAGCAGAGGAAAAGTGGGTAAAAAGTCCACAGATCTCTCTGTATTTCCTTCAGAACAGCGACAATTTCCTATAATCATGCGATATCTAAATCAATTAATTTCGTGTGCTGATCAATATATCGCAAAATTCCCATGGTGTAATGAATATGCTCCTTGGGGTTTGACCGAAGGTATCAATATCCAATGGTACAAACCAGGTGAGGGGTATTATGATTGGCACACAGAGCGGTGTGATGCTAGTTCTCCCATGAGAGATCGACATCTTGTTTGGATGACATATCTAAATGATGTTGAAAATGGAGGTGGAACACAGTTCTATCACCAAAACGCAACTGTAGGAGCGAAGAAAGGTAAAACCTTGATATGGCCTGCAGACTGGACTTATACTCATAGAGGCGAAGTTGCTCCGAATGAAGATAAGTATATAATTACTGGTTGGTTTAACTATGAAATCACTGGATGAATACAATTTTAATGGTCGTCCAGTGACCTCCATGAATATCCTTCTTCTCATCAGCGAGTTAGAAGGATCTTATCAAAATCTCAAATATATGGGATTGAGAGAAGATATGGACATTATTGATGAAATGAAACGTAGATATTACAAACTCTACTATCAAAAAAAGAAGGAAGAGAAGGCAAACAATCCTCTATAGCTCAGCTGGTAGAGCACGGAACTGTTAATTCTGTTGTCCCTGGTTCGAGTCCAGGTGGAGGAGTTGGCGATACTGCCAAACCAAACCCCTTCCGTGTGCTATGAAACCTCCCTGCAAGGGGAGGTTTTATTGTATAAATAATCCAGAAGAATAGTCCTAGAAGGAACGGGTTAATTATGCCTCTTACAAGACTTGATAATCTTTACTCAAGTAAAACAGGTAAGTATCTATATGTATCGCCAGATGACTTTAATGCGACAGACGAGTTAGACAATAGAGGTAACTCCCCATTACGTCCATTTAAGTCTATCCAGAGGGCATTCCTTGAGGTAGCACGATACTCTTACCTACCTGGTAAGGATAATGATAGGTTTGACCAGTTCAGCATCATGCTGATGCCTGGTAACCACTACATTGATAACCGTCCTGGTCTTGTAGAGACTGCTAATCCTGAATCTAGATATTTTGATTCTGGTAATCTAATTGAAGCGAATAAACAGCTCATTGTTGATCGTTCTGCTGCAGAAATTTTCGTACAACACCCTGATTTCTTCTATCCTGGTGATGCTGCATCTGATGATGGGTCTCGATATGCTGACGCATATCGTCTAGTACAGTTGAATCGTAAGGAGATTGTAGACAAATCTGCAGCACATCTCGCAATTCAATTCCCTGACTTCTTCTATCCTGGTGGCAATGGTACAACAGAAGCTGAATATAGATTTAAAGATGGATATCGCCTAATCCAACAGAACAAGAGAGAAATTGTTGATAGGGCAGCAGCAGAGATTGCTGTAGCACACCCTGATTTCTTCTTCCCTGGCGACCCTGCAGACGATCCTGTATACAGATTTAAGGATGCATATCGTCTGATTCAGCAGAATAGAACTGAAATTATTGATAGTGCCTGGACTGCAATGCAGGCTGGTTCTAACCCTGCAGATCCTTCTGATGAAACAAAGTGTAAGCGTGACATCGGTCTTCTAATTGATTATGTTGGTGTTGACCTTGTAAAAGGTGGTAACGAGTATACTCGTAAGTTCACCCTGAAGTATTTCCAAGGTGGTGTATTCTCTTACATCATTAGTGAAGTGTTGTCTACGAATGACGCATATAATGCTGCTAGGGATCTGATGATCCAAGCAATGAAGAATGAGTTGACAATCACTGATGCTACTATCACGATTGATCCTAATTCATGTGCTAACGTAGAGTCTGCAATCAATGTCTTGGTTCAGATTGTTACCGATGCATTTACTGCTGCTGATGCATCAGGACTTCCTGCAGAAACACTAGGATCTGATCTAACAAATGAAGCAAAATGTAAGCGAGATCTGGGTATATTTGTTGACTATCTTGGGCTTGATCTGGTTAGTGGTGGTAACGAGTACACTCGCCGTTTTACTGGTACATATTTTGATAACAGCGGATCCCCAATTTCTAATGGTCTACTAGGGGAAGAAGCACAGGCTATCACTGCTTTCAATAAAGCTCGTGATTTGATGCAATCTGCAGTCAATAACATCTTGTTGGTTCAAGATTCTACCATCACTGTAGATGGTGGTGGTTGTGCTAACGTACAGTCTGCAATCGCTACACTAACACAAATTTTTACTACTGTCATTAATGATGGCAACCTATCTCAACTTCCTGTTGAAAACCTAGGAAACTTCGCTAGTGCAAATGAAATCGAGTGTAAGCGTGACATCGGTGAGTACATCGATTCCCTTTCTCTTGACGTTGCACTTGCAGGTGGTAACAGATACACTCGTAAGTATCTGAAGACTTACTTCAATGAGGCAGGAAATGCTTTCATTAGTGGTTCTCTAGATGGTGAGCAGGCAGAAGCAATATCTGCTTTCAATAAGGCAAGAGATCTGATGATTGATGCGTTCAGAAATGAACTCTTCTCAAAAGATTCGACTATCACTGCTGATCCTAACGGCACTCCTCTGTGTGCTGATGTTGCTAGCATGGTTGGCACTCTTGCTGCTATTGTAGAGACTGTCCTAACTGATGGTAACCTAACACAACTTCCTGCTGAAGTTGTTACTGATCACGAGACACCTGGCGAGACCAAGTGTAAACGTGATATCGGTTTGATTGTTGAGGCTGTTCTTGCTGACATCAGAAACGGTGGCAACAGCAACACTATCTCTGTAGCAAAGACTTACTTTGACAGAGAAGGAGCTCCTCTAGCAAATGGTATTGTTGGCGAAGAGGCAGAGAGCATCACCGCATACAATAAAGCGCGTGATCTAATGAAGTTGGCAGTCACGAACTCCTTGCTAGACAAGGATCTGACTATCTCTCCTGGTCCTGCTATTGCAGGCGCTAACACCCCTGACATCGAGTATGACGAGTCTGGTAACCCTGGTGCATGTATTGATGTTCAGACAAACATTCAAACCCTGGTAACAATCCTTACCGATGTTATTAGTGCTGGTAGCTTGAGTGTATTGAGTTCAGTTACAGTTACTGGTGTTGTACCTATCTTTGACTACAACAGAGCACTTCAGGAATGGCAAGATGACAGCATCATTGACCTAGGTAACCCTGATAACGTATTCTATAAGTTCAACTCTACCGAGGGCGGTTGTATCGTCCCCAGAGGTTGTTCTCTAATTGGTTATGACCTCCGTCGTACCATCATCAGACCTCTATATGTACCTGATCCCGTTGATGGTGATCAAGAGAGAACTGGTGTTTTCAAACTGACTGGTGGTTGTTACCTATGGCAGTTCACTATCAAGGATGGTGACCTCTCCGAAAACTCCCCATTATATGATCAAACAGATAAGGTAGGTAAGGTTTACTACAAGAAGAACTCTACGGATCTGAAGATTCCCGAGTATTCTCACCACAAGATCTGCATCATGACCTATGCAGGTAATGATGAACTAGATCGCTACTACGAGAAAGTTGGTAGAGCATTTGCACAGTTCCAGCCTACAATTGATGATGGCGAACTGGAAGCACTGGTACAAGAGACTAGAATTGTTGGTCCTCTATCTGATACCAGAACTGTTGAGCAAATTGAAGTTGTTGATATCCCTGGTACATCTACTTCTAGACTCACTGTTACTACCAAGATTGAGCACGGATACTTCAAAGGTCAGTACATCGCTGTTATCAACAGTGGTCTATCTGATGAAGTCAACGGAACATTCAAGGTTGATACCATTGATGATAACAATCCAAAGGTATTCACCTACATCATTCCTATCACAGCTGCTGGTCTAGGACTGGTTTCTGGTACAACTTACAGCACTGCTAACGGTCTTGGCACTAGTGCAGTGATTCAAGCGGAAATTGACTCTGTTGAGTCCGCATCTCCGTATGTTTTCAACTGCTCGATCCGTTCTACCTGGGGTCAGTGCGGCATGTGGGCGGATGGATCCAAGGCAACTGGATTCAAGTCGATGGTTGTTGCACAGTACACGGGTGTTTCGCTCCAGAAAGATGACAGAGCGTTCATTCGTTACGACAGATTTACTAACACATGGAATCAAGCATCACTAACTGATGCATTTGCTACCATTCCTTATCACACTAAAGGTGATGCATATTGGAAGGATGAGTGGAGAAACTTCCACATTCGTGCTTCGGATGACTCCTTCATTCAGTGCGTCTCGGTCTTCGCTGTTGGTTTCCACGATCACTTCCTGATGGAAAGTGGTGGTGACATGTCTATCACCAACTCGAACTCCAACTTTGGTAACACTTCACTCCACTCTATTGGTTTCAAAGGATTCTCCTTCAACCAAGATAAAGGTGGTTATATTGATGCTATCATTCCTCCCAAAGTTGTTGATACTAATGTAGAGTCGGTTAAGAAGAATTCTTACTACACTCTTGACATCGAAGCATCAAACGATGTTGCTAATAACACCAGACTATATCTTGCTGGTGATACTAATAAGGATCCAGCTTCACGTCCTGCAGCATCTATTGATGGATATAGAATTGGTGCCAAGCAAGATGACAGACTATATGTCAAACTGCCTTCTGGTGGTGTAGGTGGTAAGCAGACATATCATGGTACACTAGAACCGTCTGGTATCAAATCAGTCACGGCATCTCTGTCTACTCTAACACCTAGTAACTTGAACGTATTGTTCGATCTAGATGGTGATGGAAATGACGACTTTAACAAGGCATATGATGCTGCTAATCTTATTGAGAAGAACAGATCTTATCTTGCTGGAGAGACTTATGGATATATCACCGCTCAATATCCAGCACTTCTGACTAACACATCTCTAACTATTACCAAGTGTGAGAGAGACATTGGATTTATTGTTGATGCTGTTGTCAAGGATCTTCGTGTTGGTGGTAACATCAACACTGTATATGCTTCCGAGTCTTACATTTCTAGTGGCAATGTATCTTATGTTGATACCGAACTAACTGAAACTCTTATTGCATATGACTACCTGAAGAGATTGATCTTCGGTGTAATCCGTAATGGTACACTCCTAATCAAGAACTGCACCACGTCTACCAGCAGCACCAACGTTATTGTTGGTGATACTTCTGGTCTTGTAGTTGGTATGCAGGTCAGTGAGTATGCCGAGAATGATTTTGTTAATGGTTTCTTGACCCAAGGTTCTTCACGTCTTGGCACTAACTTACTTGGAAGTAGTCCACTTATTATCGCAGATATTGTCAATGCAACTACTATTGTATTGGCTGATCCTGCAACTGGACAGGTTTATCAACCACAACTGGATAGCAGCACTACTTGGTTGTATTTTGAGAACGTTAACCAATACTCTTCATCCCCCCGTCTTGTAGATCTTTCGATCACTCAAGACGATACATATCCCGAGTGTACTAACATTGTTACTGCTATCGAAGGATATTTTGATGTTGTTAACCTGGTACTGAATGGTAATGCTAATCAGGTAACCAGAGTTGAACCTATCATTGAGTCTTCGGCTCTAATTGGTAGAGCAACTGTATTTGTAATTGATACTGGTAATGGAGATACTGATCCTCATGGATTCCAAACAGGAACACCTGTAAGACTTATTCCAAGAGCAACTAATGCTGGTGTTGACAAGCGTCTAGTCAGACTACCTCGTGGTTTTGAGACTAACAGACCATACTATGTAATTGCTCCTGGCAGAGATACATATCCAAATTCGTTTAATAATACTTCAGAGTTCGATAATAGTGCAGGCACCAAGTTGCTGCTTGCTGCTACTAAAGAAAATGCTGCTGCTGGTATCTATATCTACTCTTCTGAAACAGAGAGTATGAGTCCTGACGTTGAACTATTGGTTCAGCAACAGATTCTTGACGAGAATTATGATTTGCACAGATATGTTTGTAATGTCTCTGGCATTTACATCGAAACAGATATTCCGCACACATTCGACGTACCTGTACCAAATGTCCCAGCACAAACCATCTTCTTCGCTACATCTGGTGATGCAAGTTCTCAACTACCGACTATTTCGGGTGCTGGTGATGTGGCAACAGATGTGTATTACTTCCCACGTTTTATCTCCAAGACGAAGTTTAGCGTTCACACCACCCAAGCAGATGCTCAAGCTGGTACAAACGCTGTCATATTTACTGCAAATAGCGGAAGTGATTTTGTTGTCTATGGAAACAAAAAGACTTCCCCCCTCAAGTACGACCCAGTTAGCTTCCAAAGATGGTATCTAAATGTCAAGGATGAGTCTTCAGGTGGTACTGATCCTAATGCTATCCTCACCAGATTCCATGCTACTGACTTTGTAGATGGAACTGGTAATCTATTCACCCCAGATACCTGGTATGAAAGAATTGAGGATGATAGACCTGCTCTCGATAGAATTTATCGCTTGCGTTATGTTCTGCCACAGTATCTACAGACAGTTCGTGAACCACTCAATGGTTATGTTATTAAGTCAAGAACTGATGATAGAAGACGCCTGAAGGCACAGAAGTTCTATCTAGAACCCTTCAGCAACGGCGCACCAGCGGTTGCACAGTTCTTTAACCCTGCGAGACCTACCGAGCAATTAGGACTGTCTCTAGCGGATCTGGACGCTGCTAGTGTTGATATTAGTGGTGGATTCTATGATCCATACGAAAATCCACTACAAGTTGAGTTTGAGTCCAAGATTGCGACGACAATTCAGTCTGCTAAAACTATTTCTGTTGACCCTCAAGGAACAGGAACTGAAGTAGACAGACTTGAGTTGACTGTATTTGATCATACAATTATCAACCAGCAATTGAAGAATGAAATCTTCACTGTTATTGAGATTGGACCTCCACAAGGTGCAGGCATCCAAACCAGTATTTACAATAGTAATTCCGACAACTATATCAGTTGGACTGGTTATTGCTCTGGATCTGGTTATGTTCATGCATACTATCAAGCCGATGCAACAGCATTTGTTATCCTGAAGAACATCACTGGTAAGATTGATTATAATGTCTATAGTCCTACTAACTTTGTTCAGAACAATGGGACGTTCTTCAATCTAACTGGACAACCTGATGCATATCCCACTTCTCTTTCTAGATCGGACAGAAAAAATTTCCTGTATAGAATTGAGGGTGCTAATGTTTATACTGCAGTTCCTGGTGATAAGATCACCACACCTGGTGGCGACACATATACTATTTCTAGACTCGAAGATGTTCCTGATATTGATGATACCTTCTACATCTTCAATATTGAGACTATTCAAGAACAGATTCCTCTTCAGCAAGATGGTATCTACTATCTGACTGCTGTTCGTGGTAACATCTCTCCATATCCTCTGGGTGCTGGTGTTGGAACTAACTTCCACTACTACAAATTCTCTCAACCTATTTCTAACCTGTATCCTCTGGATTATAAGAATGATCCACTGTGGTTCCAGGTCAGTCTTACCACTGGAACTAGAGATCTAACTATTCTTGATCCCCCAGCATCAGCAGCTGCTGCAGATAACTACGTTCATGGTCTTGTTACTCTTAACGACTACAAGTTCAGTGAAACAAAAGAAGCAGTTGTTGACCTGACTAGAACTTCGCCTTTTGCTGCTTATGAGTTTACTAATACTACAAGTGATCTGAACAGTGCAATTCTGGACAACAGATTGCAGGCACAAGAAGGTAATGCATCTGTAGGTTCCGAGAACAGACAGATTCCTATCTCTGGTGACTCTGTATATCCTCTGGAGAAGAGATTCTATACAGAATTGCGTCGTCCTTCGATTGCAAGATCTGGTAACCACACGTTTGAGTACCTTGGTTTCGGTCCTGGTAACTACTCAACTGGTTTCCCACTTCGCCAGGAAGTTGTTCTATCTGATAAGCAAGACTTCTACGCACAAGCAAAACGTGAAGACGGCGGTATTGTCTTCTACACGGGTCTAAACTCTAACGGTGACCTCTATATTGGTAATCGTAAGATCAACGCTATTACAGGCGAAGAGACGTTCCTTGAGCAGGCAGTTCTTGAGGATAGTGGTGATGACGATGAAGGAATCGGCGCACTAGTTACTACTTTCGATACAGCAGTTACCTTTAATGATAAGGTAACCATCGAAGGTGATACTTTCCTTAACAATCCTGTTACGATTAACGTCGATCCTCTGGAAGGTGATGCACTTCGCATCCTATCTCTGGTTGACACTGGTGATGATCCCACACAAGACAGATCTTCCTTCAGAGATACAAGAGATGGTGATATTATTCTCACCAAGAACCAGATTGAAGCTGCGGTTTACAAGTTTAACCCACGCGGTAATGTAAATGATCCTGGTCAAGTTTATACCTGGAGAACACATTACACTGGTGGTCTTCCCTCTAATGCTTCTCCTGATAACACTGGTCTTCTATCTGCTGGTCAAGGTGGAACTGCCTTCTATACTCTACAGAGTATTACTTATGGATCTTCTATCCTACCTGCAGCTGGTGATGTTCTATACAAGGGTCTAGAAGTTGGTAGTAGCGGTTCGATGGGTTGGGTTTACTCCAACTTCTTTACTGAACTAGGTGATCTACAGATCTTCTCGATTACTTCTAATAATACAGCAGAACTTACAATCACATGGGCTGCTGGTCTAGACAATAACGGACTAGGAATTAGAGTTGGTGAAAATCTACGTATCTCTAACTTCAGTAACTCGTTCTTGAATGGTACGTGGGCAGTTCTTGCTGGTGGATTCTCTGGAACAGGTAACACCTGTACGATCAGAATCTTCAATGAGATCGCACAGAATGTCTATGCATGGGGAGATGAAGGTCCTGGTGCGAAGATGGAAATCTCCAAGTCCAGATGGAAGGAGACTGGCGTCATCGGTGCTGAAACACTTCGCACAAGAACTGAAGTACCTGGTGATTACAGACTGGGTATCAACACTGTCGGCAGAATGGCGAAGGAAGGTGTACTCACCGCTTCCGTAACTGCTGAAACAGATCCAAGATCTAACTTGGATGTTGTTGGTAACGCATTCATCAGTGGTAAGAATTTAGTAACCTATGATGCTGTTGGTGCAGTAACTGCAAACAACTACCTAGCAGAACCTTCTGTTGGTAAGACATACTTTGCACTCACTAATGCATTCTTGGTTGGTGGTGACAGTTCTGATCCTGATGACTTTGCTACTCTTCGTGTTGCAACTTCTGATCTAGCAAGTGCTAATCAATCCTCTACTTACAGAGCAGGTGGTCGTGTTGGTGTTAACACCAGCATCGGTCTAGATGCATCTACTGAACTTGATAAGAACTTCGTTGTAATCGGTGATTCCAGATTTACTGGAAACATGCAGATTCAGGATGACTTGAGTGTAGATGGTGGAGACATTAACTCTACTTCAGAAACATTCAGGTTCCTAACTGATAACGTTGACTTCCTTATTGCTGCAAGTGATACCGAATCGTTTAACATCGGTAACAACACTACAAGTGATCAACTCATCAACATTGGTAACAATGTTTCTGATTCTTCTTCTCATACATTGAGAGTTGGTGCTAACGCTGGTGTCACTACCTTCGAGGTTCACAAGCGTTCTACTAACGCATTTGTTGATATCGCATCAGTAGAGGATGTAGTAGGTTCTGCTTGTTCGATCAAGATTGGTGGTGCTGCTCCTAACCTGAACTCTCAAACCTTAATTGGTACATATCAGACTAGACTAAATGGTACTCTGGAAGTTGGTGCTTTCGCTGGTACATCTATCGCTAGAATCTTCACCACTGCAGCTACGCTGAATATTGGTGACGGACAGAACACTACGAGAGTTACTGTTGGTGCTAACTCTTCTACGGTAGACATCGCAGCACTTGGTGGTCGCACCACGATTAGAAACTCGCTACTCGTTCAGGGTAGCACCACATCCAACTCCACCATTAAATTGTCTGGTGGTCTAAATGCTGGTATTATTGCAATTGATAGAGCAAGATTCGGCACTTCTCCATCGGAGCATATCGTTGGATCTCTCGACAATCCTAACATCACGTTCCTCAAGTACATCCAGCTTGGTAGACAAATTGATACCGCTGGTGTTGGACCTTGGGGTGGCGATCAGTACCTCCTATCTGGTGGTCAGGTTGCTGCAATTGATAACATTACTCCAGAATCGAGTGCAACATGGGTTGCTAACGAGACTTATTCGTTCATCACACCTACTGGTGGTACAGGTAACGGTGCTCTGTTCACTGTTCAGGTTCTATCTGACGGTACAGCAGACATTAGTCTAGTATCTCCTGGTTCTGGTTACTCTGACAACGATCTGCTGACTATTGAAGCAGCGAAGTTGGGTAACTCTGGCGGTGCTGATCTATCATTTAGGGTTAATGGAACTAATGATTCTGGTAACGTATACTTACTACCAGTCACTAAACCATCTGTCAATGATTTCCAGATTGGTGATCTACTGTTTATCGAGAGATCAGTACAGGTAACTGGACAGGATACAAACATTTCTCCTGTTGGTGAACAGTACAGTGAACTTCTTGAAGTTGCTGGTCTTACTAATATCACCGACCCTGCTGATCCTCTCGGTTTCAGAATCTTGGTTACTCGTGCTAAAGATGGTACGACTGCAAGAACTGATCACCCAGATAATGCAATCGTCTCCAAGTTTGATAAGCAACTCAATGCTTCGTTTATCACTGGATTTGACTTTGATAACAATGGAACTCTAGATCCTACATCTAGTGTTACGATTAACGATAATTCAATTCTAACAATCGTTGCTGATGGCACTGATATCGTCACCATTAATTGGAATAACGAGACTAACACTAGTGTTGGTGCTGATTACGGTGAGTTTATTACAATCGCGCAGACGGACATCGTTGGTCTAAATGGTACATGGCCAATTCAAGGTGGTATCAGTGGTCCTGCATCTAGTCTACAGATCAAGACAAGTCAATATGTTTCGACAGGAACTTACGTCTGGTCTGATCAGGCGGCATCTGCCGAACTTAAGATCAATAGTGGTGCTGGTCTACTGGCAGATTCGGCATCTGTTAGAATCGGCGTTGCAGAATTTGGTGGTGTTCTAACTACCAGCGATTACCTGCTCCTATCTGATTCTGAAATTGTTAAGGTTGATGCTTTGGTATCTACCGACATTCAGTCTCTGATTGTCACAGACGGTGGTGATCCTGAAGTTGAGGTATTTAAGGTTGAGTCTACAACTGGTAAAACATTCGTAGGCAACACACTATCGGTTGGACAAGGATTTAACAAGTTCATTGTTGATGGTGGAACTGGTGATACCGTAACTCAAGGTAAACTAACCACCAATGATACTCTGAAGGTAAGAGGATCTGTTGTAGAACTGACCCAGTTCTTCACACTAACCAACGGCGGTTCATCAGGTATTGCTGAAAGAAACACACTTCGTGTTGATACTGCAACTGGTGATCTAGAAATTTATGGTGGCGACTTCAATATCTTCGGACCTGATGGCACTACACCACGTCTACAGTTCAATAATTCTTCAGGTGACTTCACTACCTTCGGTTCATTCTCTGCTCTGGGAACTGGAACATCTGTATTTGGTGGTAGTATCCTTGCTGGTGGTGATCTTACTGTCAACGGCGGTGATCTAACGGTTAACTCTGGTGGCACTGAAGTCTTCGGTGTTGATGAAGATGGCGCTGTTACTGTCGCTGGTATCTCCAACTACTTCTCACAAACTGGTGGTCGTAAGTGGGTCTACAGCGATTCCTTTGATGTTGATGCAGAAGCAAATACAAACTACTTCCTCAATATCTCTCAAAATACGGTCGTTAAATTGCCTACAGGAGCTTTGATTGGTGACATGATTAGAATCGTTGATATCGGCGGTCTACTTACCTACAACCTCTCGCTGGTTGTAAGAGCACCATCTACAATTAAAGTTCAAAATGCAAGTGATAACACAGGCACCACTCTATTGACGGGTAATACTGCTGACCTAAATGGTTATGATGGTGGCGAACTAGTCGTTCAGACACCTAACGCTGGATTTGCACTAGTATTTGCTGGTACAACTGATCCAGATGGTAATACCGCAGTTCCAATAGGAAAAGACGGATGGTTCTTAATCGAGGTTTGATTTAATGTTCTACCAGGAGTCAAAGACAGCAAGAGCGGCAGTGGTTGGAACCATCATGCCATGGACGGGAGGGTTGAGTGACATCCCTCCTGGGTGGATTTTATGTAGTGGTGGTGTTGTAGATGCTGCAGATTATCCATTGCTTACACAAGCAGTTGGTAATACATATGATGCTTTAGGTGGATCTATTACAGGAAATTTCCCAAATTATACTGGGACAATTAAACTCCCTGATTTGAATGAAAAAGCTTTGATGGATATTGAAACTTCTTACTTTGCTCCCAGAGCATCTGGTGGTACTGGTAGGGATGCAGATATAGATCCTGATGCGCTCACTATTATGTCGCCAATTATCGGTGACAATGAGGATAATGGTATTACTACTATCTTCACAAATGTCACTATTGATGTTATCTTTAATATCAATGCAGATGACAGAACTGGATACCAAGGAAAAATTACAGGCAACACAAAAGAAGATGGAGAAGGTGTTGCTACAGTTTATACTGGTCCCAGAAAATTAGGAAGAAAGCACGTCAAGAGACATAATCACCCAGGAACATATCCAACTCTGGAGGTTCAGAATCCACAATTACCTGGAGATGGTGTTGCTGGTTACGAGAATATTGCGTACACCTTATATCACTCACACGTTGATAACGAGGGTGGTGGTCAAACAGGAGATACTTATTACTTTGGTTGGTCTGATGATAGTGCTGGTGATGGTTCGACTAGTAATGTTAATGCTGCTCCTGGACTCGCAGCTGGTAATGTAACTGGTAGTACAACTCCAGCTGGTGCAGAACTTGATTACATGTTTACTTGGCCAGCAGCTAATGCTACAATACCATCTGGATATAATGGAGGATCGCAGGGTGTTGTTGTAGCACATGTGAGATCGGAGAACCCTCCCGTTAACATGAAACCCCAATCCGTACTAGGATCTCCAATTTCAAGTCAATTTGCTGTAACTAATTTAAGACCTGAAGGACCATTTTTGGATTCTAATCGTGCGGTTCCAGCTGCAGCTCGTGGTGGTAGTTTTAATATTCCTTCTGGTCTTAAGAACTACTATGATTCTTCAAATCAAACAGCATCACAAGTTCGTGCTACGATGATGAGTCATGCTGGAGTTAATTTTACCTCTAATGATCTGGGTTTAGGTGGTAATGTAGGTGATTCCATTGAAGCACATGATCACGGAGAGTTTGATATTGAGTTTGACTCTGGTGGTTTGAGACCTGCAACTAGTATTATCACTGACGTTAACTTGCCTGGTACAGTCAATGTAGATAATACACAGAATGAGAGAGCATTGCAAATAGATATGAACATCTCACAACCAACACTTTCCTGCATATACATCATCAGAGCATACTAAAATGGCAAAGTCAATATCTACTAATTACGCCAGACAGAAATCTCACTGGGGTGGTGTTCCTGGAACTATTCAGATGCATACTGTTTACGGAATGGGATTTAATAATGATCCTAGTACGGCAGTATTCAGAGATAATATTCCTGGTGGATTTTTGAGGTGTGATGGATCTATTCTAAATGTAAAAGATTATCTGCTATTGTCTAAAATTTTAGGTGTAGGAACCGAATGTAGATTTGCAAAAGAAAATGCAGTTCTACGTGATCCAGATGCTGACACAGGAGATCTTGGAACATTTCAGATACCTGACCTAGGATCTAAAGTTATCATCGGTGGTAGAGGATCTGGTGAGTATCGTGATACAACAATGGAGAACAAGCCCAACCAGAATAAGGTTGGTGTTGAAGTAACTCCACAGACACCTCTTGGCGAAAGACTATTTACAAATTACGTCTCTAATACTGGTGATGGCATGAAACTTACTGCACAAACATCTATTCCTTTTAGAGGCAATATCAAGTACAACATGCCCTCTTATGTAAGTCCAGAGATTCTTTCTATTGAACAGTATCAAGCACATCAACATGAGGCTGACTCACACGTTCTAAACACCACAGCGTCTCAATATCGTATTGATGGTGATGGACTAACTGGCGACAGCTCCACAGCATATAGTGCAAATGTAGAGGCAGAAAATATTTTGGATGAAACTCAACCAAACGTTCAGAGAGGTTCACCTAGTCACGATCACAGAATTTCAAAACCTTTCACTTACTCTCAAAACTTCAGTTATTCTTTCCCTGCTGCTAATATTCCACTAGATGACATGGAATCATACATCGATGTTGACACAACTAATTTAGAAGTATTGAACCAGGTTGTAACTCCTTTCATTATGGTACATTACATTATCAAGTTTTGATATGGCTCAATACAACAGTCAATATACTTATAGTAGTAGCTTAACATTAAGAGCTGATGTAAAATACGTCCAGTATATTACTGTTGCTGGTGGTGGAGGTGGTGCTAGACCTTTTGCTGGAGCTGGTAGAATTCCTCAAAATGGTGGCGATACCAGACTCAACACAACAGGATTATGGTCTCAAGGTGGTAGAGCTGGCGAACTAAATCGTGGTGGTTATGGTGGATACGGAAACTATTCCTATGGTAGGAATGGTCAGATCAATAATTCTGGTGGTGAGTTTTTGCGTGCTGCGTCTGGTTATGGACCATATGGATTTGGTGGTGCAGGACAGTGGCGAGGTCCGCCAAACTCTGGCGGTGGTGGTGGCGGCGGTGCGTCAATCGCAACATATTATCGAGGATCAAATGGTGCTGTTGGTGGTCAAAGCGTAGGTTGGACTATCGGACAAGGTGGAGTGCAGGGTGGTAATGGTAATAGAAGAAGAGGTTATGTTGGCGGGATTTATATCAATCAAACCACTTATGATAGACCTGCTGCTAGTATAAGTGCCAATCCTTCTTCTATCATTTTAGGAAGCTCCACTACATTAACCTGGACTACATCTGGCGATATTGATAGTGTTAACATTAGTGGAATAGGTAATGTAAGTACGAGTGGATCTTTAGCTATTACTCCATCAGGATCAGGAAATTGGACAATTAATGCAATTAATCCAGCATATACAACACAGGATACAGTTACAGTTACGGTATTAATTCCACCAATAGTTAACATGTATTTTGACAATGACACTATTGTTTTGGGAGAAAGTGCTGAATTGTTCTGGAATGTTAGTGGTGATGCTAGTCAAATGTCTATTGATAATGGAATTGGTGTTACTAACCTGACGGGTAGTCAAATAGTTACACCAACACAATCTGTAGTTTATACAGGAACTGCTACTGGTGCTGGTGGAACAGGTAGTGACACTGCTGTGCTAACAGTATTGCCACCACCATCATTGAGTGTTTCTGGTCCAATTGTTGTTGACTATTTGGATGACATGGCTTTTAGCGTCAGTGCTACAAATGTACCTGGTGGTGTTAGTTTTACTACTGCATATCTTAATACAAATCAGAGTCAAGAACAGGAAGCTTCAGTAACTATTCCAGGTAGTAATGGTGATCTGGTTGAGATTACAGATTTTTCATATACTCCTGCATATGATAATTTTGGTCCAACATCAGTAACATTTTTGTTTACTGCCAATGGATATGGTGGATTGCTGGCATATGAGCAAGTAGTTATTCCTGTCAATATCGACCAGACACCAGATGCTATTGATATTCCCTCAACTGAAGATAAGTTGAGAGATGAAGCGCCTGTTGTCACACCTAACGTTGAGGTTACAACAGAACAGATTGTGGTTGAGGATATTGATATCCCTGTTGAGATTAAGTCTGATTATCCCATTCAGGTTGAAATCGAGAACGGTGATGTCTGGTATGATGTGAGGCAAATCTAATGCCACAAGTTAGTATTTCATGGTCTAGAAACGCAGGAGACAGTAACTACCTATATGGTATGCCTGGTGGAACTATTGGTCCCAATAGTGGTAGTAGAACTGTAAATGTTGGGTGGAATCAAACATACAATCTATCTGCTAATGGTAGCGGTCCTGGCAATGTTGCCATGCGAAGACTAAACAACAACACACTTGGTCTTGACGATAGACAAGGTGCTGGAGCTGATGGTGACTACAATGACATGATCATATATGTCAACAATGGTGGATTTATTAATAACAGTCAGTATCGTAGTCCCACACCTGTATATGGATGTACAAACAGTGCTGCAATTAATTACAATCCATCTGCACAAGTAGATGATGGATCTTGTGTTGTTGTAAACCCAACACTATATCTTACTTCTAGTAATAATCCACTTATCAGAGGACAAAGCACTAATATATCGTGGTCTACTTCTTATGGACAGTACATGCAAAGTGCAACAGTAACTGGTATTGGTAATGTAAATACATCTGGTAGTAGTAGTATACAACCCCAAAGTTCTGGCACATATACATTCACAGTATCATGGAATGGGGGAAGTAGATCAACGAGCTTGCAGCAGACTGTGTATATACCACCACAAATTACAGCATATTTTGATACAAATACTATTGTTCTTGGAGGAAATACTAGATTATGGTGGTCAACTAGTGGTGATGCCAGCACTATGACTATCAGTCCTAGCATTGGAGCGACATTGTTGAGTAGTAATGCAATAGTACAACCAACACTGACAACCACATATACGCTTACTGCTAATGGTGTTGCTGGATCTACTAGTGAACAACTCACTTTAACAGTAATTCAACCACCATCACTAGAAGTTAGTGGTCCAATTGTAGTACCATATGGTCAGGAAACTATTAATTTTTCTTACGAAGTAACAAATGCAAATAGTGTAGATGTAGAGGTGATACAGAGAGATTTAGATAATAGTGATACCACTTATAATTTCACTACTTCTACTGACGCATCTTTATATGAATATACTCCAGTCTGGGGAAATCGTGGACCTATGGCAATTATTGTTACTATGACTGCTAATGGTCAAGGAGGATTGATAAGGATTAGGCAAGTTACCGTTCCTGTTAGTATCGATCAAACACCAGATGCTATTGATATTCCCTCAATTGAAGATAAATTGAGAGATGAGCAACCAGTTATTACCCCTGATGTTGAGGTTACTAGTGAACAGATTGTTGTTGATGATATAGATATTCCTGTAGAAGTTAAATCTAATTTTCCTGTTCAGGTTGAGATCGATAATTCTAATGTCTGGTATAACATAAGAGAGCTATGACTGTAAGTTTTAGTAAATTTAGTCCTGGAAGTATTACTTGGTCGGTCCCAGCATATGCTACTAACGTAACCTTTACAGTGGCTGCAGCAAATGGTGGAGGATCTCAATCTACTACATGGAATCATTCGCGTGGTGGTTTTGGTAGAGCAGGTAACTTTACTATTGCAACAAGATCTTATGCATATAATTTAACTTTCTATCTCGGTTCTGCAGGTGCTAAAGGACAAGGACCCCAGAATCCTGGTGGATCTGGTGGTGGTTCTCCATTAGCAGGTGGTGGTAGGGGTCACCGTTCTGGTGGTGGCGGAGGCGGAGCTTCTGGCGTTTACGATAGTGGATTAGGAAGATACATCGCATGGGTCGGTGGCGGTGGTGGTGCTGGTAGGTTTGATAACCAAACTGGTGTTAGTGGATATTATTCTGCTGGTCGTGGTATTGGTGGTGGAGGCACTAGTAGTTCTCCGAGCTGGAGAACAGGTGGAACTGCCCCTGCTGGTCACCGTGGCGGTGGTGGTGGTGGATCAACTGCTGGTGGCGCTGGTGGATATGGAGGTGCAACAACCACTAATGGATATGCTGGTATTGGGGGCAACTCTGGGTGGTATAATAATGGAGATATTGGTTGGATTACTAACAGTGGTTATGGAAACTTTGGTAACGGATATGGTGTTCTATCATATACAAATCCACCACCAACGATTAGTGTATTTACAATCAATCCTTCTACACTAATTCTTGGAAATTCTTTCCAGATGCAGTGGAATGTTACTGGTGCAGTTTCGAGCGTAAATATTACTCCAGAACCTGGATCATCATCTACTTCTGGTAGTGGTACATTTACTCCCTCTCAAGATGCAACTTATACATTAACTGCAAGTGGACCTGGTGGAACAGTAGCGCAAAGTATTCCTGTTGATATCAAGATACCGCCAGAAATTATATTATCAGTAGATAAACCCCAGATTACAGTTGGAGATGTTTTTACCTTATCGTGGGTAACTACTGGAGATGCTAATACTGTTAATATCAATCCTGGAGTTGGATCGACCAATCTTGTTTCAAGTATAGCACTCCAACCTACACAAACTACAACATATACGGCAGTTGCTAGCGGTCTTGGTGGAAGTGATACAGACCAGATTACTGTTGAGGTTGTGTATCCTCCAGAAGCTTCCTTAAATGGTCCAATATCTGTTGATTATGGTAATGATATACTCCTGACATATAGCACAACAAATGCTACTGAACCACCACAGTTATTGAGAAAATATGTCAGTCAAGGTAATCCAGATCCAGATTGGACCTTGTATACAACTGTGCCAGCAGGAAATACTAGTCAAGGAAGCATTTTATTCCAACCAGATTATGATGACTTTGGACCAGATGTTATTTTGTTCCAGTTATATGTCATTGGTGATGCTGGATTGTATTCTACTGCTCTTTTCAATGTATCAATCAATATCGATAGAACACCTGATGCTATTGATATTCCATCATCAGAAGATAAACTTCGTGACGAACAACCAGTTATTACACCTGATGCGGTAGTAACATCAGAACAAATTGTGGTTGATGATATTGATGTTCCTGTTGAAATCAAAGCAGATCAACCTATTCAGGTTGAGATAGATGATAGCGGTACATTCCAAGAGGTTAGGGAGATCTAGACATGGCAGGACGTGCTGGAAATTTACATAGA